ACCAATCGGAGTTGGTTTGACTGCAAAACAAATGAAGAGGAGAAAACCTCTAAGTTCTGAATATTTAATTGATATTGATCCTCTTACAGACAATCAAAAACGTTTGTTTGAATCATATGCTTCCGGAAAACATTTAGTTGCATATGGATGTGCAGGAACTGGTAAAACTTTTATTTCTCTTTACAATGCTCTTCAAGATGTTTTAGATGAACATTCTCCTTATGAAAGAATCTATTTGGTTCGTTCATTAGTTGCCACAAGAGAAATTGGTTTTCTTCCTGGATCTCATGAAGATAAGGCAGATATTTACCAGATTCCTTATAAGAATATGGTGAAGTATATGTTCCAGATGCCTTCTGATGCTGACTTTGAAATGCTTTATGGTAACTTAAAGTCGCAGGAGACAATTAAGTTTTGGAGTACTTCATTCCTTCGTGGAACGACTCTTGACAATGCCATTATTATTGTGGACGAGTTTCAGAACCTAAATTTCCACGAACTTGATTCCATCATTACTCGTGTTGGTGAAAATACTAAAATTATATTCTGTGGTGATGCTTCTCAGTCAGACTTGCAGAAAACAAATGAGCGTAATGGTATTGTAGACTTTATGACGGTATTGCGTAAAATGCCTTCATTTGATATAATTGAATTTGGTGTAGACGATATTGTTCGTTCTGGACTTGTTAAAGAATACATCCTTGCAAAAATGGAATCTGGTTTTTAATGTTTAATCATATTGATATTGAACTCCCTCAGTTGGAGCGTGAAACAATTGATGGTGTAAGGTACTATAAAGTTCCCAACGAAGAAGAACTCATCCGACTGGTCTCCATCACTTCGGTGACCAGTCATTTTAATAAAGAAATCTTTGTTAAATGGCGTAAAAAAGTCGGAGATGTAGAAGCAGATCGTATTACAAAAGCGGCAACAAGTCGTGGAACAGATATGCATCTTTTGGTTGAACATCATCTTAAAAATGAAAAACTTCCAGAAGTCCAACCAATCTCAGATTTTCTCTTCAAAATTGCGAAATCAGAACTCAATCGCATAAATAACATTTACACCCTTGAAGGGTCCCTATATAGTAAGCAACTGGGTATTGCTGGGACTGTTGATTGTATTGCTGAATATAATGGCGAATTATCAATAATCGACTTTAAAACTTCTAAAAAACCAAAACCACGAGAGTGGATCGAACATTATTTTGTTCAATGTATGGCATATGGATGTATGTTATACGAACTGACTGGTATTTCAGTCAAAAAACTTGTAATCATTATGGCTTGTGAAAATGGAGAATGCGTCGTCTATGAAGAATATGACAAATCAAAATACATCAAACTTCTCACCGAATACATTAGAAAGTTTGTTAGAGATAAATTGGAGCTCTATGGAACCAAATAAAGAACTAGAACAGGCCATCGAGAATAAGTTTTTAACACCTTCTAAGTTTGCTCTTGAGATTGAAAGTATTGTAGCAACCGAAAGCATGAATTATATTGATGCTATCGTTCACTATTGCGAAATTAATAGTCTTGAAGTAGAATCAATTACAAAACTTATTTCTAAACCTCTGAAAGAACGATTAAAGTGGGACGCAACTCGTCTTAACTTTATGAAAAAAACTTCGAGAGCAAAACTTCCGCTATGAGTCCTTTTGAGACATATCAAACTTATCTTTCGATGAAAAGTCATTTTACTAATAGTAAATATGACTTTTTTAAGTATGGAGGCAAATCACGAGCAACAGTGACTTCTTTTAATAAACGTAAGGATAAGTATTTTTTCGAGAAAACTAGTCGCAAATATTCTGATAAAGAAATTGTAGACTTTCTAGTATCAAACTTTGTAGCAGCAGACACACCTGGCAATCTCTGGATCGGTGAGATCATCAATTCTGGAGAAAGGACTTACGCAGATTGGATGCGAAGACAGCAGAGTTTGACGTACTTGTTCAAAGAACAAAGTAATGAATTGTTGAATGAAAGCAACTTGGAGCAGGTTCTTGATGCTTCAAGGCAACATCCAGTCATTTTAAAAAAGTTCCTGAGCGGGAAGATTAGTATAGAAACCTTTACTATTTGGGATAGGATATTCCTGTTCGGGAATAAGTTTGATAAGCAACTTTTGGACCCGGTGTGGGAAACCGTCAGTCTAAAAATCAAAAAATATAATCCGTTTCTAAATATTGACGTATTCCAGTTTAAACGTATTTTACGGGAAATTATAGATGAGTAGATTTTTCGATTCCGATATTATTCAAGAAGAACTGAGGGAAATCAATAAGTTGCAAGAAGAGATCTACGGAAGCATTCTGACTTTCGGTATGATGCCCCGTGAGACCAAACTGGAACACATTGAGAAACTTGAGATCTTGCTAGAAAAGCAGAAAGTGATGTATACTAGGTTGTCCCTTTCAGACGACCCAAAAGCGGTTGAGATGAAAGAGAACCTACGCAAGTCAGTTGCCCTGATGGGATTCCCACCAGAGACTGATATGAATTTACTTTTCAATAGTATGAATAAGACTATTGAGTCCCTCAAACAATACATTGACAGGTGACTCGATTTTCGCTATACTATCCAAGTAATCCCCCCGAATCCAATTAATCCGAGGTAATCCAAATGTCGTTTTCCGACCTTAAAAAGCAGTCCAAACTTGGCAATCTTACCGCCAAACTGGTCAAAGAAGTAGAAAAAATGAATACTAGTAGCGGTTCGAGTGATGACCGCATCTGGAAACTGGATGTAGATAAGAGCGGCAATGGTTATGCCGTAATCCGTTTCCTCCCTGCTCCCAACGGCGAAGACCTGCCGTTCGTGAAACTCTACAGTCACGCATTCCAAGGTTCTGGTGGTTGGTACATTGAGAACAGTCTCACCACTCTGGGTCAGAAGGATCCTGTGTCCGAACTGAACTCCGAACTGTGGAACAACGGCACTGATGCTGGTAAAGAACTGGCACGTAAGCAGAAGCGTAAACTGACTTACATTTCTAACATCTACGTTGTGAAAGATCCTGCAAATCCCCAGAACGAAGGTAAAGTTTTCCTGTATAAGTTTGGCAAGAAGATCTTTGACAAACTGACTGCTGCAATGCAACCCGAGTTTGAAGATGAAGAAGCAATCGATCCGTTTGACTTCTGGCAAGGTGCCAACTTCAAACTGAAAGCAAAGAACGTTGCTGGTTATCGTAACTATGATTCCAGTGAGTTTGCTGCACAAGGTGCTCTACTAGACGATGACGATGCAATGGAAGCAGTGTGGAAGAAGCAGTATTCTCTTGCCGAACTTGTCGCTGCAGATCAGTTCAAGTCCTATGATGAACTGAAGAAGCGTCTTGACTATGTGCTGGGTTCCAAAGGTTCTCGTCGTGTGGATGAGGAAGTTGCCGAAGAGGAAGATTACTCCCGTGGTCCTGCCCCGAGTCTTGGTGATGACCTTCGCATCGAACTTAGCAACCTGCAACCGGTCCGCCGTGCTGCTGCAGTTGAGGAAGATGAGGATGATGATGCCCTGTCGTACTTTGCCCGTCTTGCTGAAGACTGATTAAATTTGGGGAGAGTAAATCTCTCCCCTTTCAATTATAAAAAATCCTTATTAAAAGAGCAAAAGCAATGATTTTTGATAAGAACTTGAAACTCTTATGGAATTAGGTTACTTGTATTTTCAGTTTTAATAGTCCTTTCATCAACATATTGCGATGAAATATCATAGAGTAATAAGTTTCTTGTCTCATTCAAGATTTGTTGTAAATAAATCGGTTTAAGGACATATATGGTTCTTTTTTTATCATTTAATCTTACTTCGTGTTGATAGTTAGTAACTCCTATAACAGGAACGATTTTATTTTCTCTCTTATTTGGATCTGGTATTGAGAAGTTACTATCTACAACTTTTCCAGCAGGTAAAATTAATCTATTTTGAGAGTCTCTTACTTCTACTGTTTCATAATGGTGAATACCATTTAACTCTCCACCATAAATGTTTTCTGCATACTCGTAAAGTTGACTATCAGAAAGAGGCCATTCATCTCTGATTCTTGTAATTCCTGCAGAAATTAAAACAACCCAATCGTATTCAGAACTTCCATAAATCTCTTCTGCAATTGTGTCTGGTCTTGAACCATCTGCAATTTGATACTTATTGAAGATTGTAAATACATTTTGCAAATCATCAGGAAGTTTAATCCTCCTGAATAGATTCTTTACCAAAACATAATTGTCAGATGCTTTTTTGTCTTTTAGGAATGACTGGTATTCTAAATCTGGTAGTTCTCTAAAGTATGACATCTTAGTATCCTACTCCTGTTAATCCTTCACGAGATGTTTCATAATCCTCGGCATAAATTGGAGACAATTCTTGAAACTGTAAAGTCATTTGCATATGAACTGGTGTTGCATCTGGATATGATGCATACTGTGCTGAACCATTATAATTAACACTCATTTGTGTTAACGCGCATGGTTTGAATTTGTGTAAAAATGGATGCACATCCTTACCACTCATATATTGTAGTTTGAATACGTTAGGTGCTTTTACGAAAAGACCTCCACCACTGGTATCTGTTGTTCCTTTTTTAGGAGTCATATTTATTTTAAAAGCTCTAATAATATCTTTAACCGTAGCAGATTCTGCTTGAGATCTTGGGACAATATCAAAACTAAAACTAAACGCTGGACGCATTGTAACACCACTAAAAAGTAATTCAACGTTTTGGTTAAATACTTGCCCAGTTGCTCTAGAAATAATTTGATTAATATCTCCTTGTCCTAATGCTGCTTGTAATGCGGCACCTGCTGCTCCTGCAGCAGCTCCTTTCTGTCCCTCACCAGTTTGTATTGCGCTATCAATATTTGAGAATGCGTTTGTAACTGACTGTCCTATAGATCCCAAAAAATTAGAACTTAATACAGCACTATTTCCTGCGGTAGCAAGAGTTGCTACAATTGGATTCATACTTCCAGAAACCCAATCTGCAGCATTATTATCTTGAATGTTCGCAGGCATTGGGAGTATAATTGTGGCAACAGGATTTTGAATGCTGTTCTGCAGTGCTGCTTCTGTAGTTCTTAATCCAAATCCACCAGTTAAATTAAGACCGGGAGGTTTGTATTCAATAACCTGAATCTTAAAATAATCATCCTGATCACCAATCTTTTTGATAGGGTATCGGTACGTCGGTGCCATTTATTTTTTTAATTATTTATTGTTAGTTTTGTACTAATTTACGATAAGGAACTGATTTTAAAGTTTCAAATTCTTGTTGACTTAGTTCATATAAACCACTAATTAAACGATCACCATCTACTGTATTGTATTGTCTAATTTTTCCAAGGTGATAATTGAATCCCCTAAATCCTTTTGGTAACATATCCCCTGCCATGATTAAAGGATGTCGATCATAAAGAATTTTTGGAGTTTTAGCATAATAAATGTATGTGTAATATCTTCCGGGTGATGGATACGATCTTTCACTATCACCCAGTCTTGATAGGATTTCATTCATGAGTTCCTCTGGACTCTCTGTTCCTAGAAGAGATTCTTTAAAATTTTTCAGTCGATTTATTAACTTTTTACCGTCTATCCTTCTAGGTTTTTTTGGATCTGAATTTATATAATCAGAATCATTTTTGATGATGTTGATTAATTTATCTTTTGTAAGTCTTTGATATCCACTAATTCGACCTTGCCCACTTGCAGTAGTATAATAAATCTTATAAGATTCAGCAATTTCTACTAATTCTTTTTGTGTATATTGGTCTAATGGTTTTTCGTATCCTGTCAGTGCCATTTACTTTATGTTTAATTCGTGTTCGGTGATGACTTTAAACTCATATCCACGATCAGCGCACCATTCTTTTGCTGCTTCCCACTTTGCCTGATTCTTAGCATATTCATAGACTTCATTAATATATCTTTTAGTTTGTCTTTGAGGTTTGATTGGAGGAACAGTTTGTTTTTTGGGTTTGATTTCAATTACATATTTTTTAACTGAACCATCAGATTCTTTAACCTTAATGATAAAATCTGGGAAGTATCGATGAACTTTGCCGTCTATTGGAGATCTGTAAGCAATGCACTTTTCTTCTGATGCCCACTCTAAAATATTTTCATTCAAGTCACAATACACACAAAATTTACGTTCCCATAAAGAACGGTAAATGATATTTGTGGGATCACCCGAATACTTTTGTGGATATGATGGTTTATATTTTCCCTTGTATGACATCTAAATAATTATAGTAAGAAACTCATAATAGGTATTTAGAGTGCCAGTTAGACCTCGTAGAATATCAGAATTTAAACCGATAGTCACTAACCTTGCACAAACATCTCACTATGAGGTTAGGTTTGGTGGACTTCCATCGCAGTTAATATTCTATTTGGGGGAAAGAGGAGTCACACCAAGATTTATTTCTGAAGATGCTGGTCTTTTATGTAATAACGCAGTTCTTCCAACAACACAACTTGCAACTGTAGATATTGCTGGAAACTATATTGGAATGACAGAAACATTTGCTCACCGTAGGCAATATCAGGATATAAGTCTTGAGTTTTATGTTGATAAAAATTATAATACGTTAAAATTTCTAGAGCATTGGATGGAATTCATTGCAAGTGGATCATCATATCCAATTAATGGAATTCATCCTCCAATTAATGCAAATGTTGATGAGGGATATTTCATAAGAATGCAATATCCAGAATATTACAAATCAAATCGCACAAGAATTGTTAAGTTTGATCGTGATTATAATAGGGAAATAGAATATACTTTTATAGGACTCTATCCATATTCAATTGCTTCGATACCTGTATCTTATTCGAGTTCTGATACTTTAAAAGTGCAAGCAACATTTAAAATGGATCGCTATGTTGTTGGTAAAGCATCTAGTTTGGATGTTTTCAATGTTCAAAATAATAACATAGTCCCAACACAACCACAAACTACTCCACCAGTAAGACGACCAGTTTTAGTTCCAAGGTCTCCCGGATCTATTCCTGCAAATGGTGTCGAATTATTCCCACAAGGACAAACTTTATACGAGTCACTTTATGGAACTAACTTGCAAAAGTACAGATAAATAATTTTATCTGATTTTGTAGGTGAATATGCCATTACCCCAAATTGCGACTCCTTCGTATACTTTAGAACTTCCATCAATTAAGAAGGAGATAAAATATAGACCATTCCTTGTCAAGGAAGAAAAAATCTTGATCATTGCGATGGAAAGTGAGGATTCTAAGCAAATTGCTGATGCAGTTAAAAATGTAATTAGCAATTGTATTCTTACCAAAGGAGTTAAAGTCGATCAACTCTCTACATTTGATATTGAGTATTTGTTTTTGAATATCCGTGGAAAGTCTGTTGGTGAAACAGTTGATGTTTTAATCACATGTCCAGATGATGGAAAAACTCAAGTTCCGATTAGCATTAATCTTGATGATATTCGAGTTGTTGTAAATGAGAATCATTCTAGAGATATTAAACTGGATGATAGTTTGACATTAAGAATGAAATATCCATCCATGCAAGAGTTTGTTAAAACCAATTTTGGAAATGACTTCAACATTACAGTCGATCAAACGTTTGATCTGATTGTTTCATGTATTGAGCAAGTTTATAGTGAAGAAGAGTCTTGGACAGCATCTGATTGTACTAAAAAAGAACTTTCGGATTTCATTGAGCAGTTGAGTTCAAAACAGTTTAAGCAAGTTGAAAAGTTTTTTGAAACTATGCCAAAACTTTCTCACACATTAAAAGTGAAGAATCCAAACACAGGAGTTGAAAGTGAAGTTCTATTGGAGGGATTATCAAGTTTTTTCGCCTAGGGATGGCTCATGAAAATCTTGAGTCATATTATAAAACTAACTTTGCTCTCATTCAGCACCATAAATATTCATTGACTGAAATCGAAAATATGATACCGTGGGAGAGAGAAGTTTATATTGCCCTTCTTAAACAATACATCGAAGAAGAAAACATAAAGAACGGTACAAATGGCTGAACAAGTAGCTCCCGAAAATGTTGAAAGATCTGGAATTGATCCAACTAAGGGATCTATTTTGTCTCAAGATGCTAGAAATGATCTATTCAGAAGATTTACAGTCGAATCTTCTGTTTTTAGAAATCAACTTACATCTTTAGAAAGTACAAAGAGAGAAGAAGACTTAAAAAATACTTCTGCTATTCAAGAGCAGGAACAAATCCTTGTTGGTGTTAATTCGAATATTCAGTCCCTAAGAGAAGACATTGGAAGATTAGGGACAGGTCTTGCTAGCATCGCACTTCTTCTCCAACAAGACAGTGCTGAAGAGCAATCAAGAACTAGAGCAGAACAAGAAAGGCAAAGAAGGTTAGCAGAACAACAAATAAGAATTGGAAAAGAAAATGAAATAGAAGAAAGAATACAGAATGCTATTTTGGAACCTGTGCAGAGATTGGTTCCAAAAGTAGATGATATTTTTGGAAATATTGGTAGAGCACTTGGAATTTTATTTGGTGGTTGGTTAACTAATCAAGTTGTCCAAGCAATAAGAGCATCTGAAGAAAATAATACAAAATTATTCAACGATATTAAATTCAATATTATTAAGAATCTGGCAATTGTTGGTGGAGGTTTATTTGCAATCAGAGCAGGATTTTCTCTTATTGGTAGAACGATTAAATCTATTGCATCTGGACTAACCAGATTACTCATTGCAAAACCACTTGCGATTGCTGCAGCATTACTTCCTCGGGTTGGATCTGGCGGTGGAGGAGGAAAACCTTCTGGTGGAAAACCTTCTGGTGGGGGAGGAATGCTTGGATTAATTGGTAGTGTAATAACTGGGGTCACTGGAGCACTGAATTTTTTAAATGGTGAAAATGTTGATGCTGCTCTTGCTGCATTGTCATTTGTTCCTGGTGGTGGAATATTTAAACTTGCTAGAGTTGCTGCTGGAACTGTATTTACACTTGATCAAATTGCAGAAGCACTTGGTAAAAACTTTACTGGTGCAGATCCAAAACTTTTAGAACAAAAAAAGAAAGAATTAGAAGAAGCAAAAAATAAAGAAAAACAAAAACCCACTTCTTCACCTAAAATAACGCCTACTTCAACTCCTACACCACCAGCACCTGCTCCATCATCAACTCCCACATCATCAGAACCTGCAGCAGCACCAACTCCTACACCACCAGCACCTACAGCACAACCTCAGACACCAATGATGGGTGAGCAGAAACCATCAACTCCTGCTCCAAGTCCTGATATGGTTTCTAAGTTTGAGCAAGCATGGCAATATAGAAACAATCCTTTTGCTAGAGGAAGAATTGAAGATGCTTGGGGCAAAATGACTCCTGACCAAAAACGACAAGCAAAAGAATGGGCATCATCAAAGGGATATGATTGGAAAGAAATGAAATTGCCAGATGCTCCAGCAGCTGCTATGGCAACACCTGCAACTCCTGCAATGATATCTGGTCAATCTGAGTCTAAACCACCTGAACCAACTGGAGCATCTCCAGCACAGATGACTCCACCTTCTAAAGAACCCACACAGGTTGGACAATTACCAGAACCAAAACCATCTTTGACAATGATTGCAACATCAAATAATGCAAATCAAAATGCTAATCCACCAATAACAAATGGTGCATTAACTGATGTTCCATTTATCAATTCTTCAAACCCTGATAACTTCTATGTTTTATATTCACAACTAAGTTATAATGTGGTAATGTAATCATGGCAGCAGTATCAGAGTCTTTAAAAAAATCATCGATTAGCGTTGAAAATATTTCTAAGTCTTTATTGTCTACAAGAAAGACTGTTTCTTCAGTAAATGATTCTGTAAATAATATATCTAAGATTATTTCAACTAATACTAGAATTAAAAGAGAACTATTTTCCACATCAGAAACCATTGATGCCAGAAGAAGAGAGGCATCTAAGAGAAGGGAAATGGAAGATCAGATTGAAGCTTCAAAATTATCTTACTCTCCCGGATCTGCTATTTCTTTTGCATCCAAAGGTCAGGGTGGTCCTTTGAGTAGATTATTAGGATTTTTGGGATTTACATTTGCTGGTTGGATAGTAGAAAATTTACCCACTTGGATTTTTATGGGTAAAGAATTTATTTCAAGAATTCAAATATTTGGTAGATCAATGTATGATATGGTAGATAATATGAGATCAATCATACAATCATTTGGATCAGTTTTAACTAATTCATTTGATGCTATTCTGAGACTTGATTTCAATGAATTTAGTGAAGGAAGTGTTGCTAGATCTTTTGATGAATTAAATCTTGCAGTTCAGGGTTTGGGTGATGATATTACTGAAACATTTAGACTTTTCACAACACCACTTAATGAATCTGTAGAAACTGGAGAACAAGCACCCGGACTTGAAGAGGAAAGACCAGAGACAATGTTTCCTCCTATTTCTCAACCGCAAGGATCTCAACCACAAGGATCAATTACATTTACTGGACCTGAGACAACTTCTTCTGGGGTTTTAAACCCACAAGCAGCATATGCTCATCTAAGACAACTTGGAGTTTCTCATATACATGCTCTTGGCATTTTAGCAAACATAGAGGGGGAGAGTAGTTTTAAAATAGGTGCAGATGAAACTGGGAAAGGAACAGCAGGAATAGGATTATTTCAGTACACATTCCCAAGTAGAAAAAATAGATTCTTACAAGCAGTTCCTGATTATAAAACTAATTGGAAAGCGCAAATAAATTATGCCATAAAAAATGATGAAAATACTCCATTGTATTTGAAAAAACAATTCAGCACTCCTGAAGAAGCGGCTGACGATTTTATGAGAAACTGGGAAAATCCATCTAAAAGTGTTTACACTGAAAGAAGAAGAAAACATAATCAATTTATTAAGAATTTTAAAACACCAACTGATCAACAACAAAAACCTATAGTTACTCCACAAACTCAAACTTCCCCACCACCACCTTCTCCTATACCATCTATTCCAGTCAATCCAATGATTGGTGATCGTCTTGGTGCAGGAAGAAATCATGGTGGTGTTGACTTACAAGTAGAAGAGGGAACACCATTAAGAGCAATTTCTGATGGAACTATTGTTGATTCGGATTTTGAAAAAAATTGGGGAAACTTTTTAGTAATGAAAGACAATATGGGAATTTATCATTTATATGGGCACATGCAGTCTGGTTATAAGCGTGGAGGACCAGTTAAAAAAGGTGAAATAATAGGTAAAGTTGGAATGACTGGAAGAACTACCGGACCTCACTTGCATTGGGAAGCAGGTACTGGATGGAATCGTAGTGTAATAACGGGAAGATTTGATGCCCTTAATAAGTATAGTAAATTTGCACCATTCAATACCCAACCAAGTAAGGATGGTAAAACAGAAACTCCTGCACAAATCTCAGCATTACCAAAAGCGGGACAACCTGCTGCTGCAATGACTCCTGAAAGAAAAGGGTCTGAAGTTATGTTTATTGATGCTACTCAACCACAAGCACCTCAAGTATCATATCCAGCACAGCAAGCAGGTCCACAAATTCAAGTTGATCAGTCTAAGATGTTAAATAACTTTATCAAGAAAAAACTTCTGCTAGATTTAGCTTATACGTAATGTCAACTAAAAAGTCTCTATATCAAAAAGCAATTTTAGAATCAACTGATCGATCTAGAACAATCGACATTACTCAAGGTATTATTCTGCTTGAGTATTATGAAGATATATTTTCTCCAACAATCACTGCAAAAATTAAAATCGTTAACAATGGGAACGTAATTTCTCCTGCTGGGGGTGGTGGAGCTTCTGGAAAACAAAGTATCTACAATGGTTTACCTCTAAGAGGTGGGGAAAGAATCTCCTTAAAAATTTCTGGAAATTCATCTACAAATCCAGGATTAGACTTTTCAAAAAAAGATGACTATCTTTATGTTTCGAGTATTACTGATGTAATTTCCGAAACTAACAGAGAATCGTTCACATTACATTTAGTTTCAAGAGAAGCAATCAGTAATGAAACTGCAAGAGTTTATGAAAAATTTCCAACTGATTTTAAAATTAATCAGTCGGTAACTAAAATACTAACAGAAACTTTAAAGACAAGAAAGATTGGAAAAATTGATACTTCATCAAACAAATATGGATTTATTGGCAATTTAAGAAAACCTTTTACTGTTTTAGTTTGGTTAGCATCAAAAGCAGTTTTTGCAAAATCTGCAGGATTTTTGTTTTATCAAAATAAAGATGGATTTCAGTTTAGGGCAATTGATGAATTAATTAAACAACCTGCAAAAGCAAGTTATACCTATACCGAAGCGCAAGCATCTTATGATGATAGTGGCAACAAAATCAATAATGATTTTAAGATTCTAAATTACTACACTGATAAAAATCAAAATCTACTTGAAAATCTTAGATTAGGAACTTATTCCAGTTATGGACTATTTTTTAACCCACTGAATGGAAAGTTGGTTACACCTACTTATGATATAGATGATTATTCTGGTTCTAAAAGTGAAAGTTTAGGAAATCGTATTTCTAAAAATAAACTTTTACCTCCACTATCTGATAACTCATCTAAAAACTTAGGTGAGGTCCCAACAAGAATTATAACTGCGGTTCTTGATGTTGGATCCATGGAAAAAGGAGTGTCTAGAAAATTAAATGCAAATCCTGCTGAGTTCCAATCACAATCACTTAGAAGATACAATATGTTGTTGACGCAGGTTTTGAATATCATAGTTCCATCTAATACAAACTTAAGAGCAGGTGATATTATTCAATGTTATTTCCCAAGAATTACTGAAGGAGATCAAAAAGAATTTGATCGTGAAACAAGTGGTCTATATATGATAAAGGAGTTATGTCATCACTTTGACGTAGAAAAATCATATACATCATTAAAATTAGTAAGAGACACTTTTGGTCAAAGGAAATAACCTATGTTAGATCAATCATTACTTCAAAGTCATTTTATAGGAAGAGATGGATTCCGTTGGTGGATCGGTCAGATTCCCCCAATTGATGCTTGGAAAGAGCAAAGTGAAGATGGTTGGGGATTAAGATATAAAGTTAGAATACTTGGTTATCATCCTATAGAAGATGCAAAATTAAAGAATGATGATCTACCATGGGCGCAAGTTATGCTTCCAACTACCGCTGGAAGTGGAGGAGCAAACTACGCACAGAATCCTAAATTAAGTCCCGGTGATATTGTAATTGGATTCTTTGTTGATGGTGATAATGGTCAAATTCCCATGATCATGGGATTGATGGGAAGAACAGATCAATGGTCAACTGGTAATTTTAAATATCCATTTGAATCTTTTACTGGTTACACATCTGAAGTTGAAAAACCAAATGGTAAATTAAATCCAGACCAAACTTTAGAACAAGGTGTTGGATCTCAACCAACTCCTATAATTGCAGATCCCGCTACAGTTCAAAAAGCAAATCAACGGAATAAAACTTCAACAGTTATCAGTGCTTTTTCTGCAGTTGGTCAGGAGATTGTTTTTGCTGATACGTGTGAAGACACTTCAATGAAAACAATCAAGAACGAAGTTAATAATCTACTAAAAACTCTACAAGATGTTTCAAATAAACTGAATAGTTATAAAGAAAAAATTGATGCAGTTGCAGATATAATTACATCAAGTATTAGTTGGATTGTTGGTAAATTATTTGATGCTCTTTATAACGCTCTCATACCATTGATTCAGAAAGGACTTGATGCAATTTACAAGTCAGTATATGCATCTGTTTTTGCTGCATCTGGAAATCCCGGTGCAGCACATCAGGCAGGAGTTGCTTCAAACGCAGTATTTCTACTTCCAGTTAAAAAGTTGGAAGAAGCAATTGCATGTGTTGCTGCTAATGTGATTAATGGTCTCAAAGAATTAATTAAAAAATTACTTTATTCTCTTCTAGAAAATGTAAAGAAGTTTGTTACATGTGCTGCTGAACAATTTATTGGATCACTCCTGAATTCAATCATTGGAGCAATTTCTGGAGGATTGTCTTCTGCTCTTGGGGCAATTTCTCAAATTGTATCCACAGGATTTAGTGTTGCTAATTTTCTGCGTAGTGGAGTTGACCTGATTAAATCGATTGGTGGATTGTTTGATTGCAATCAGTCGAAGGGTAAGTGTTCTGGAAAAACAAAAGAGTGGGTAATTGGAAGAGGACCGAAAGATACTTTAAATACTGACAATGTTTTCAAAAATATCTTAGATAAGGCAAATACAGCAGCTTATGCTGCACAAGATCTTGTAGGAGAAGTTTCTAAATTTCCACAAACATTTAATGATATCAAAGACTCATTTGATATTTTTAATGGCAAATCCGAATTTCAAAGAGCAGTTGGATCGGTCAATAAATGTTTTACTGGATTTCCAACCAGTTGTGGTCCTCCCAAAATTAACATATTTGGAGGAGGTGGAGCAAATGCTACCGCAATTCCTGTCTTTGGATTTATAGAAGAAGCAAAACAAGTTATCAATAATGTAAGAAGAACTGCAAGTGTAATTGGAGCAGTCGTTACAAATAAAGGATCTAAATATGAGTTTCCTCCATTTGTAGAAATTACTGATGAATGTGGAAATGGATATGGTGCAATTGCAAGATCTGTAATTGATGATAAAGGGCAGGTTGTATCAATTTATATTGTTGTTCCAGGCCAAGGATACCCTGTAGGAGATACCTTCCCATCTGGTGTAACCGACGTGTACGTTGATTCTCCCGGAATTGGATATTCTGATGGTGATACTGCATATGATAACTTAGGAAATACTTATTCATTAAAAATTGATGAAGGTGGTTCTGTCCTATCTGCAACGCCAATAAATATAATTGAAGCAACAGAACTACCAATCATCAGGATCAATAGTGAAACTGGAGTTGGTGCAATTCTAAAACCAATATTTGGATCTTTTGAAGACTTAAAGAATTCTAGAAACGAAAGAACCATGATGGACACTGCAGGAATAGAAGGTTCTGAAATTGAATCACCCAAGATTAATAATATTCCAAGAAAAATTAAGAAAACGGTAGATTGTCCAATATAATATGGCACGTAAGAAAGTTAATCAAGAAGCAAGGCAAATCTTTAGTTTGGGTCCAAACTTTAGAATTGATGTAAATAATGCCGCAGACACTGGCAATGAAGGCATGAATGTGTATGCTCAATATGCATACAACAAAGATAATGATGTCAATTTGCAAGCATTCACTGAGACTGGATCATTCAAACTCTATAACGATAGAGGAATTGAAATCATTGCCGGAAATAAAAAAACAAATGGTAATGTAGATATTGTCATTGCGGGAATGAATGGTGATGTTACAATCACCGCAATGGGAAATGGTGCTATAAGAATTAAAGGTAAAAATATTATGATTGAAGCAGTTGAAGATTTGGATCTTAAAGCGGGAAGAAATATCACTGCATCATCAGGATCTGGAAGAATTCTTCTTAAGGGAAATAAAATAGATCAGGATGCTTTATCTGGAAATGCAATTGCAAATACATTTGGTGTAAGAGCATTTGCTAAGTCGCCAGTTGGAGCACTTAGAGTCACTGATGTATTTGTTGGAAATGCTACTCAAATCATAGGTATCGGATAATGGCAATTTCGGACGCTATAAAATTAGTCAAAACTTTAACGTCTTCAATTAGTAAAGGTCCTTCAATTAATGAAAGAAAATATTATGCAGAAGATTCCATTTTTAACAAAGACGTTACTATTGCGGGAAATTCAATAACGAATGGATCTGCTTTAATTTTAGAAGAGGTTGCAATTTGTGGAGATACTTACTTATCCCCAAGTCCACTTAAAAAACCACCTAAAAAACCAAATCTTTTTGTAAGTGGAAATATTGTCGGATTTGCACGACTACTTATATCAAAATTATCCATTTTTAATGGTAATGTAATCGCAAACCGAAGAGTTGTAATTAATGGTCCTCTTGTTCTTGCGGGACTTGGTAATGTAGCAAATTATTCACTACGTACCAGAGTAATTGCACAATCTAAAAAATCATTTGATATCCCACATCCATCAAAAGATGATTATAGACTTAGATATGTTTGCTTAGAGGGACCAGCAGCAGAGGTTTATATTAGAGGTAAATTAGAAAATGAGAACACTATTTCTCTGCCAGAATACTGGACTGATTTAGTAGATAAAGAAACTATAGGAGTAACTTTAACGCCAATTGGATATCATCAAGCATTATTTGTTGAAAAAGTAGAATCAGAATCTAAAATTATTATTCAGAATAACTTTGGGGATGCAATTAACTGCTATTATACTGTTACTGCAGAGAGAAAAGACACACCAAAAAATATTCCTGAGTATGAGGGGTTGACATCTAATGACTATCCAGGAGATAATGATTCATATAGTGTAAATGGTTTGTAGTGAATAAAGTACATGAATTATTTCCTCTGGTAATTTATCAGGGGTCGGTAGACTGTCACAATGAGTTTAAAAAAAAGAATATAGATTCTTTACGTGATTATTGGTTTGATGGATATCAAAATGAAAGTCCAGAATACTCTGGAAGAATATTTGTTCATCATAACGAAAACTATAAAATGTTCTTTAATGATCTGAAGAAAAATTTAGATCAATATATGGATCATCTAAACGTTGATCATACTAAATTAAGTTATCATATAATCAAAGCGTGGGTTGGATACCACAAAGATAATGAGACACCATCTATTCAACCTCATTATCATAATGAATCGAATATTAGTTTTGTATATTATCTAAAAACCGATAATACTTCAGATAAACTTTGCATTCAGCAACAGACAAATCGCAATGAGGTTGCTGGTGGTTTGTTTGAAGTTGCTCAACAAAGAAATACTTTACTTGGATATAATAAGTATAATTGTAATTACTATACAATTACTCCAACAGAGGGGACTGTAGTAATGTTTCCGAGTAATGTTTATCATTTTACTCAAAAAATAACAGAAAGAAAAAGTGAAAGGATTGTGATTCCCGGTGATATTCGTATAACTTTAAAGACTGATAATCCAGATTATCATCAAGGATCGACACATCCATCTCAGTGGTTGGAGTTGTAATTTTATATCTAAATAATTTTTACAATCTGTTTAATTACTATGAGTGATCTAACCAATATTCTTTCAAATAAAATTACTGACAATACAGAATCTATTGAAGAACTGAGGGAAAAACTTCCAGATGTACAACGTAATATTGATCTTTTCTCATCAGTTTGTCAGTCTGTAGATAATCAAATTTTATCAATTACTAATAGTATTATAACTCTTGAAAATGAAATCGTAGTATTACATACAAATGCATACGCTGTTGGTTGTGGTACAACAACAGGTATGACAACCATGTATCCAGATAGTGTGACAGTTGAAAGTTATAATATATCATCAGGGGATTATTCTGGTGAAGATCCCTATGATGTGAATAGTGAATCAATCAGTTCTTCTAATGTTGGATTAGGAACTTTTATGATTCACGTTGCAAATGATAGTTCTAAAAGTGGTATAGGAATTTTATATGGAGATATAGGAAATTGTTATACTCCTCCTTGTGGAGATTGTGCGTCCTTTTCAGCATCAATTACTGCAAAACAGAATCAAATTGTAACTCTCAGAAATCAATTAACGCCTCTAATCACAGATGTGAATAAGATAAAAAGAGAGCGAGTTGATTATGAAATAGAAAAATATGGATATAATTATGTTATTAATGATGTGACAAAAGAGAACAGAAGGATAGGGGCAGCAATTACTTCGATTCAGACCTACGAGACCTGACCCCCTTGACACGGTGCCCAAGACCCTCTATAATATGTGGGTAATCAAGAAAACCACCGATGAGCACCGCACAAGAAACCGTTCAGGGCATTGTGATTGATGTATGCACCCGCTCCTTCATGCTACTGAGTGATCAAGGAAATGAGCGTATGGTAGAATGTGAAACCGTTCAAGAGTTTATGAATGTCTTGGAAGTTGTAACTGCAAACCTTGAACCAGAACAAATCGAATATGCAGACCTTGCCATTTACGGCGAATGATGCTACAATATAAATATCCTCAAAGAAAAGAATGGAAATTTTCACAGTGGAAGAATTTCAGGAAAGATTTGACGAACTTGTAGGAAGAGTCGAAAACGGAGAGCATATAGGTATTGTCGATGATCGCGGGAAAGCAGCAGTTATGATTCCCGCTGACGATGATCTTATACGAATACACACTGAGTTAAACAACGAAGCACCCTGACAAAGAGTTCCAGATCCTTTATAATTGATCTGGTTAAAGCGAGTGAGACTTGGTAGTCAGAGGAGTCTTATAAACTCTTTCCGCCAGATTAGCGGCTTTGACCTGGTTCGAATCCAGGCACTCGTATTGCTATTCGTTATTTGCGAATAGCGAATAACTCATAATTTATATAAATAGTTATGAGTTATTTACAATTTAATATGCCTAGAAAAAGAAAAACTTCTGCCGATTGTGATATAATACGAGAGTATCAACGCAATTGGTTGAGAGACAAACTTAAAAATGACCCCGAGTACAAAGCAAGGCATTATGCCAACAGGCAAAATCGAGCAAAACAAAACAAAGAAAATTTAACTAATTTAAAAGAAAATATTTCTTGTTCTGCCTGTGGAGAATATCATCCCTCGTGTTGTATGGACTATCATCATTTAGATCCAAATGTAAAAGAAAAGGGTGTGTCTCAAATGATACAAGCAAATTCTTGGCAAAAAATTGAAGAAGAAATTTCTAAATGTATTTTAGTATGTTCAAATTGTCATCGTAAAATACACGAAGGTCTAATCACGCTCGTTTAGCAATCTAGGAATGCAATCGTCTCATAAACGATCGAAGGTCGGGGCAGAACCGACAACGAGCACTTGACCACTACAACTCTTTGAGTTATAATGGTCTCATACACGGGCGTGTAGTCCAGCGGAAGAGACAGAGCACTTAAAATGCTTCCAGGGTCGGTTCGAATCCGACCACGCCTATTAAAAATAAATATAAGATATGGGAATTTCCTATGTATTATCGTATCGATCACGCATACTGCTGGTACAATAACGGCACTATGATTGTGAAAATGTATTTCATTAATCATATTCCGTTCACATTTGACGAACTTCCCGATGGTCATTTGTATGATGTAGATCTTTGTAGATTGGCAGACAAAGAAAGAACTTTTGAACCAGAAGATTTATACCGTAATTCTTTTTATCTAATAGATGAAGAAGTACATCCTTGCTTCTTTCCAGTTGAGTTAGAGAACCCAGAAGATCTCCCAGATGAGTTAGAATTTGATTATGATGAAGAAGATTTGACCAGCTAAATAGAACATAATAAGGTCTAGAATCTATAGAAAATGGCATTAAATAAGTTAGATAATTTTATCCGCAATACTGAAGGCCGTTTACTTTATGTTAATCCTAATGACATTAACTCTACAGATTCCATTACAAATGATGGAACAAGTTTAACAACACCTTTTAAAACTATTCAGAGGGCCCTTTTAGAGGCAGCAAGATTTTCTTATGTAAAGGGTGATAATAACGATATTGTAGAAAAAACGACCATTCTTCTATTTCCCGGTGAGCATTTAGTTGATAACAGACCGGGATTTGCAATTTATGACAATGGTGGTTCTGCATACGCTGTTTCTAGATCTGGTGGTGTAGGCGTACCAGCATCTGGCGTATTCTCTCTAGGATTAGAATCAACATTCGATCTAACACAAGAAGATAATATTCTTTATAAGTTTAACAGTTACTATGGTGGTGTGGTAGTTCCCAGAGGAACTTCTCTTGTTGGTTTAGATCTTCGTAAAACAAAAATAAGACCAAAGTATGTTCCCAATCCTACAGATGACACTGTAAGTGTAGCATCAATTTTTAGAATTACTGGTGGTTGCTATTTCTGGCAATTCTCAATTTTTGATGCTGATGAAAATGCTATTGCATATACAAATCCAGATAATTCAGGTGCTGCTTACCAATCTTTACCACTGTTCTCTCACCATAAACTCACTTGTTTTGAGTATGCTGATGGTGTTAACACTATTGGTAGTTATGGAATTACTGATCTTGACATGTATTATAGTAAGGTATCCAATGCCTATAATGCATATCGCAATCTTGATGAAAAGTTCCCAGCATCTCCACTTGGATTCAAGAAAAGAAATCCAGAATGGGAAATTGTTGGAGCATTCTCACCTGATCCAATCACAATTGATTCGATTGTTTCTGGAAATGGATCTACTGCAAGTACAGTAGTAACAGTTACAACTTCAACTGCACACAATTTAAATCAAGGAACTCCAATTAAAATTAAAGGAGTGAGTGGTTCTGGTGTTACATTCCCATATAACATCTCAACAAAAGTTCAGAATGTTATTAACGCTACTACATTCACATACCTTTTACCTTCACTTGCATCATATCCAAACATCAACCCAAGTCCCAGTGCATCAAGTGCTACTGTTACTGTAGAAACAGATACAGTTGGTGGCGCTTCTCCATACATTTTCAATGTATCTCTGAGATCTGTATGGGGTATGCAGGGTATGCACGCTGACGGAAGAAAGGCATCTGGATTCCGTTCAATGGTTGTGGCGCAATTCACTGCAATTTCTCTACAAAAAGATGACCGTGCGTTTGTAAAATACAATAAGAGCACAAGACTTTATGAAAGTGTAGTATATTCAACTGTTTATGGATCTGCTTTGCCTCAGGGTGCTGTTCAAACTGATTCTGAAAAGGTATATCATTTAGATCCAGACGCAATTTACAGAAAAGGATGGGAAACAAGTCATATTAAAGTTAGTAATGACGCATTTATTCAGATTGTTTCTGTATTTGCAATTGGTTTTAACAAACACTTTGATGTTGAAAGTGGTGGTGATGCTTCAATTACAAACTCTAACTCAAACTTTGGTCAGATATCTTTAAATTCTTCTGGATTTAAAGTTGATGCATTCGATAAAGATGATAAAGCATACATCACTTCGATTGTAACTCCAAGATCGATATCCTCAACTGAGCAAGATATCAAGTGGTTACCATTAGATGTTAATCTGACAGCAACTGTTGGAGTTTCTAGTCATCTTTATCTTTATGGATACACTTCAATTGATAATCCACCACCATCTCAGACACAAGGATATAAGATTGGTGCAAGAGTAAGTGATAAACTTTATCTTAAGAAAAATCTTGATATTTATCCTGTACCCATTTATATGTGTGATAATGAAATCAGTACAACTGGTTTCACAACTGCATTAGGTACAACAAGTTCATATAAAACATATACGGTTACCGCTGGACCATCATCAGGTTCATTTACTATTGGCGCAAATACTCTAATAACTGGTGAAAAAGTTGTAATCATTAGTAATGATGGTGATCTGCCAGAAAATATAGAAGCACACCAAGTTTGCTATGTTATCAATAATGGTGATAACAATACGATCAAACTCGCATCATCATATACTAATGCACAGACTGGTAAAAATATTGAAGTCTATGGTGGTACAAACCTTTACATCATCAGTAGAGTATCTGAAAAACTTTCTGGAGATTTTGGTTCCCCAATTCAATTTGATGCTCAAAACAAGAATTGGTTCATACATGTTGATCAAAATAACCCAATATTCAATGCATTTTTAAGTGGTGGCACAGAAACTTATGGAACTGCTTCTGATCTTGTTTATGTAAAGAGAGTCATTGACGAAAGAAGTCTTGATGAAAAACTTTATAAGTTTAGAGTTATTGTTCCAAAAGAATCTATCAACGCTAGAAATCCAGAATCTGGATTTATAATTCAAGAAAGTAGCAAAACTGGGGCAAGAAATAATACAGATTTTTCTAGAACTAGTATTGGAAGCACCGACTATGATTACCAAAGAAATCCAAGATTCATTTCAACATGCTCTGTAAGCACAAGCACTGTAACTGTAGTATCTGAAATTCCTCATAATTTACAATCTGGAGATCTTGTTATTATTAAAAAAGTAACAAGTACTGATAACACCAGTGGTGCTGATAACGTTGGATATAATGGAAGATTTGAAGTTACTGGCATTGTCAATGAGTTTACATTCCAACATTCGACCACAGACGTTGATGGAAAAGGTCACACTCCCGGAACATTTACAAACAATGTAAATTCTAGAACAGTAGATCTTCCAAGATTTGAAAGAAATGATTTAAGATCAAATCTATTCATTTACAGAACTGAAGTTATTTCTGATTACAAATATGATTGGCAAGATGGAATTTATCATCTATATGTTTTAAATGCCGATAATGGAGTACCAACTGAGTTTACTAATTTAAAATATAGTCAGTTACCAACAGATCTCTATCCACAGATAGATCGTGATAATGCTCATTCGAATCCACCTGCAGCAAAGTCGTTTGCAAAGAGATTCCCAATTGGTGAAGTCGTAACCAATGACTTAAAGAACAGTATTACTAGAGAAACTGCAGACCTTACACTGAAGAAAATTGGAATCGGTATTCCAGTTTCTTCTGCTACTCCTGCTTCTGCTGGAATCTCTACAATAACCTTTGTAAGAAGTCATGGATTATCTGGTATCGTTACTGGTTCAATCACTGGCGGAGCATCATATAATAATGGAACATATTATAATGTAAAACTACTGAATGGTTCATCAACAGGAACATGGAGAGGTGCTACAGCAAAAGTAACTGTTTCTGGTGGTGCTGTAACTTTAGTTGATGTTACATATTCAGGATCTGGATATAGTGCTGAGGCATTATACTTTGATCAAACCACCATTGGAGCAGGAAATGGTGCTGCAAGATATACAATTACATCTTCAGGAATTACTACACATCTTGGTGATGTAGTTCAATTTACTGGTATCGGCACTGCATCGGATAGTTATCATAGAATTGTTTCTGTAGGATCAACAAATACTATTGCAATTGGAAGAACTGTAGGAGATCCTCAGATTTATGGCAATCAGTATGCACTTGTTGTAGGACCATCTGCACAAATTAGCACATGTTTCTATAATTCCTCAACTGGAATTACAACATTTACAACTTCTACTTCACATAGTCTTCTTGTTGGAAATCAATTCAGAGTTTTAGATGTAAATCATAACAATCTAGGTGATTACTTTGTAACAGATAAAACTAGCGTTTCTACGTTTGCTGCTCTCACAAATAATTCTAATACTACTAATGGAATTTATATCCTGAAGCATGGATTATCTGCAAACAGTGCATCATCCGATGTTCAAGGTGAGAACTTCGGAGTTCGTAACACTTGTTTCTATGATAATGAGAAATTTACATTAACTTCTTCAATAACAACTGGAACTACGATTAATATTAGTAATTCTGGAATTGGAACTGCACAAAGATTGCCATTAGGTTGTTTCATTCAAATTGATAATGAGATTATGAAAGTTGTAAGTAGTAATAATACTACTTCAGCAACTGTTCTCCGTGGTGTTATGGGAACAAGACAAGAATCTCATAGTGTAAATTCAATAATTCGTAGAATTAAACCAGTTTCTATTGAATTCCGTAGACCATCTATCCTGAGAGCATCTGGACATACTTTTGAATATCTTGGATATGGTCCCGGTAACTATTCAACAAGTCTCCCACAAGTTCAAGTAAAGACTCTAAGCGATCGTGAAAGTTTCTTAGCACAGTCTCAGGAACGCTCTGGTGGCGTTGTAGTATACACTGGTATGAATAACAATGGAGATGTCTTTAGTGGCAACACGAAGACCTCAGCATCCAGTGGAGAGTCTATTTCCTTTGATATTCCTATTCCAACGGTTACTGGCGAAGAAAAGAGCAGTTTAAATTCAGTCTTTGATAAGGTCACTGTTAAGAAAGGTATTATGGTTGAGGGAGGAACCTCAGGAACCGTTCTTTCTCAATTTGATGGACCTGTAACCTTTAATAATCAAATAAAGTCAACATCACAAGCAACATTCAACAGAGTTGAAGTTGACACTGCAATTCGTGCTGAAACATATGAAAACTTCAAACTTAGTGATCTGCCAACGAGTGATGAAGTAACTTATGCTCCAGAACGTCTTCTAAAGACTAAAGCAGATGAAAGTGGATATGAGTTAGTTGATATTTTAGATCTTGATGTTTATAGAATCAGATCTTATGGAATTAGTAATGATCCTACCGTATATGTTGGAATTGGTAGTACGGTTGCAAACAAACTTCAAATTAGTGGAATTTCAACCTCTAAACTATTTGTAGGGGAAAAAGTTAAAGTATTTGGTATTACCTCATTTACAGATTCCACTCTTGTTCCAAATCCAATTACAGGATCTTCATCAGCATCAAAAGTCGGAACATCTTCTACAGTATCAACATATCGTTATTGGATAGCACAATATCATTTAAGAAACGGTAAAGTTGGTCCTGCTGGACAAATATCTCCAATCGCTGGTATTGGAATGACATCACTTGGTAACTTTAATGATCAAAATCATGTTGCTTTAACATTAGCAAGAACAGATACTAATCATGGTATTCTCGTTTATCGTCAAGTTGGAGTTAGTACAGATATATCTCAAGCAAAACTTGTCGGCATTCTTGGACCAAAAGAACTATCTGCATCTACTTCTGGAATAGTATGGAGAGATTATGGAACTTATGAGCAAACAGAATGGTCCACTAAAGGGACATCGAATGAGTATAACGATAATCAAATTCACTTCCCCAATATCGCAACAACTGGTCATAGAAGAGGATGGTCAATTGATCAGATCATTTCAATAGGACCAAATAGAGTTGTTCTAAATGGACAATATTCAACTAATACTGGAATTGGAACGACAAATGCGGTTAAACTTGTTCATGATAACACTTATGCTCTCAGCAGATTAATCGATGCATCGGCAGCATCTGGATTTAACGCTATTGATTTGCCAAGTGGAACTTACCTAACAAACAAGTTTATTGTTCCATCTGGATTCAGTATAAGAGGTGGAGGAAAGAATACTGTAATTAAATTGCAGTACTTTGCAAATGATTTAACCGATGGTGGTGGAAATTCATTATCTCTTGACGGAAACTTAGTTGGTATTTCAACTTTATATCCATCTGATATTACAATTGAAGATTTAACTATTGATGGGAATAGTGGTAACAATATTCTGTTTGAGGGTGAACTGGACAATTATCTTGTCTATCTTGAAAATATTAATTCTTCTCTGATAAAAGATGTTGAGATAAGAAACAGTCCCGGTCATGGTCTCTATGCATATAATTCCAGAAGACTATCAATTCAAAATAGTTCTTTCGTTGATGGTTCTCTTACTGATAGATATTCTTTCCAACCACTAAATGCTCAAGAGTCTGATACTTTAAGAATCAATGACTCACTCTTTGAAAATTATCCTGGTCCTGTGGATCTATCTGTTTGCACAGTTGTAACCACGAATGGTAATATTATTAGAAACTGTGGAACTGGATTAAGAACTTATGCAAGTAGTAAGATAACTACAACCGAAAATATTATTCTTGGACCATCTGATGAATGGATTCCTTCTCCAGATATCTATGACAGTGATTATAATTCAATAAACCTTAATATTCAAAGAGGAAATACATTTGCTGGACCTGTTCTTCAGTATATTGAAGCAGGAAATCCAAAAGATATTAGCAGCAATAAAGTCCATATTATCTCTGCTGGTATCGGTACAATCGTTGGTCAAGGAACAACTAATGAAACTCTTGGAACTAAGTTCCTCAGTTTCAATATTCCAACTCCAGATACTGGGGAATTTGGAAGACAGAATGGATACCTTCAACTTACATTAACCTCTACACAAACTTCAACGCTTGGAATAGGATCTGCTCTTGGTTATGATATTATTGCTAAAGAATATCTACCTATTCCAGTTGGATTGACTACATATCTTGCCATTGGAATTGGAACATGGAATGTTCTTGGCGCTGGTGCAACAACTTATATAATCACATTAAATGATTCTTCCCAATTCACTGGAATTTCGACAGGTGATGTGGTTAAACTTGTAAATCATGCAGTATCACCAGATCTATCTGCCTTTGAACTTACAGTTTCACAGAAACTTGATGTAAGTGCTTCAGTGAAGAAACTTGTACTCACAGGTATTACAACAACATCTCTATCTAACGGTTCTCAAACTGGATATATATCTATAAGGAACATCTTTACAATCGCAAAAGGACGAGTCGGAGTCATCTAAATGCCAGACAATACCAATGTTAATAATAATGCAGCAGTTGTAGTTGTTGGAAGAACTGCCCCAGTCCCACCGGGGCAACAAAAATCAGAGAAATCAATACCAGTTGTTATTGCAAGTGACCAACCAACAATTCCAGTTGCTGAACAAAATAAAGTTCAATCTGAAGTAGCACTTTCTCTACTTGGTATTCCAAGATCTGAAGTTGCACTTGGTATTTTCGCTGATGTTAACACTTATGATGTAAACCCATCAGAATGGTCAGCAATTCCAGAACAGATTTCTACAATTAACAACACTGGAGTTTACGCAGGTGTTGGACAATCTATGACATGGGGACTTACCCATGTACCTGAAGAATCTGGCGCACTTTTAGAAGCACCAGCAGATGAAACTGCCATTCTAACTTCTAAGAGATTTTTTAGATATCAACCGGGTCGTGTTTCTTCAGCGACGTTTGGTGTTAAGACTACGACTATTAATGATGATGGATCTGCGGTTCAAAACCCCGCTGTCCGCAAATATGGTATTTTTGACAATTATGATGGTTACTATTGGGAATCCAGAAATAATGGTGAGGGAGATAACTTTTCTGTTGTTAGAAGAACTCAATCCATTATTTACGAAAATTCATTAACTTTTGGAACTGGTGGAAGTCAACAAACTCAAGATTATGGTAGAACAAATCCTACAGATCCATTAGCACCTAGAGGATCAGAATCCGATTCTAACGGTACAGCATTATTAAACCCTGTCGCTGTTCTCAAGAAATTTTGAGATCTTGTCATTTTAAGAGATAATCTCTTAATGACGCACGCTGCAGTGTATGATCCATCACTTCTTCAAGATGAGTATCAAGTTGGAATTACATCCGTATTTGGTGGCAATATAATTTCAATGGCAGGTCTTGCTAAGACCGTTTCAAATGCTACTTACAACATTGATACTGGTTTGATGGTCATCACGACTTCAACCGAACATGGATTTGCTGAAGGTAAATTTGTAACTTTGACAGGTATTGGAATGACCTGTTATCTGAACCCCACAACTCCTATAAATTATCCAAATAGAACAACTGGTTATAATGTTTTAATAGTTAATTCAAGTACATCATTTACCGTTAATATTGGTATTTCTACGGTTCCTACATTCTATAATAGTGGTGGACATGTAGTTGGACTTTCTACGGGTCAATATGTTTCTTACTCCAAAGGAACTAATGTAGGTGTTATTACTGGATTTACCGATACTGCAATTTATCAAGTTAATACTGTAGGTGTTAATACACTAACAGGTATTAGTAATGTTACACTTAGAAATCTGGACGGAACTTCTTTAGGAAGTTTAACTTCAGTGACTGGTATTTCATCACATGTATTAATTACTCCTGTTCCTTTTGTTCAACCAGTTAATGGTTCTTTAGTTAATGGTGCTAGAACAAAATATAGTATTATCAAATCAACGGGCATGTTCCCATACATGTATCTTGATGATGATGGAAATAATGAAGGATACATTAATACTGCACTAACCATTGCAAATACCCCGACTCTCAAAGATCAAATAGATGCTGTAAACAGTTATTATAATAAGTGGGTAAACCAAAATGTAAAGAAAGAATACTGGAATGTTTATGAGTATCGTATTCCACGTTCTAGATTTAGTGGAGATAGATTAGATGGGATAGAAGATACTCTACTTTATAGTGACGTAATTAGTGATAAAAGAGCAGGTCAAGTTGTTACAGATCCAGATACTAATGAAGAACTAACTGATATCAGTATCTGGGATATTGATCTGACCAAGGTTACCATGTATAAGATTGAATTCTCTTGGTATGGTGCTGTTGGTGCTTTATTCCTTGCATATGTGCCCGTAAGTAATGGCGAAGCAAGATGGGTACGTGTTCATCACCTTAGAGCATCTAACCAACTTAAGGTATCATCTCTTGGTAATGCAACTCTTCCAATTACATATCTTGTCTATGGGGGTGGAGGAGCAAACCGTTATGGATATGCAAATAGTAAGAGATCTGCATCTACATTCTCCTATGGTTCTTCATCAGAACATATTGTTAAGTATGGTGCTTCCTACTATATTGATGGTGGAGATAGAGGTACGGTAAAACTGTTTAGTTATTCTACACCAATTTCTCAAAGTGTGTATGGATCTAAGAGAACTTTCTTCGTAAATAATGGTGGTGGAGTAGGCGTTGGTTCAACTGTAGTTGATTTAACTAATGCAACCTCTGCAACTGATCCATACGTTATTGGTTCAGTTGGAATGTCAACTTCGTACTACGTTGGATCAAAAATTGTCACAGCAAATCCTCTAGATCAAAATATTGAAATTACTTATGTTGATGTAGGAAGTCAAAGACTGTACTTGAATGTACCATTAAATAGCACTTCACTATCATCTATTGTTGTTGTTCCTAATCGTCCAGTTCCTTTGGTAGGAATTAAATGTAGAGACTTTATTCAAAGCAGCACCGGTAAGTTAGTAAGAAATAGAACACAAATCTATCCAACAAGACTATCTACAGGATCTACTGGGGTTATTAAACTGGATTTAATCAAGTCTCCTATTTTCCAAACTACTTCAGCAACAACGGGAACGATTGCTCTTACAACAATTATAAACATTGGTAAGCGTGGAAAACCAACTCAACTTAATGTAACTAATTCTGGATATTTAACAGAAAATAATGGAGTTTATGGTTATTTCAGAGGGTATTATCAAAATGATCCTTCACAAAAACCAATTTCGGTCCTAGGATATCTTGAGAATAAAGGATCTGTATTGGGTTATTATTTCTACGCTATAAACTCTTCCACTGATAATATTATTTTAACGACTGCAAATAACTTCTTAAAGGAAGAGAACACAAATTCTATTGGAACTGTTGTTTCTGGAATCAGTACAGAGTTTACTTTGGCACAACTTTCTTCAGTAAAAGTGAATCCACAAGTTAGAAGTCCAATTCCTGCAACGGGAACAGTTGTCGCAAGCATCTTTGTTCCAGCATCTGGACAAGAATACGATCTATCACCTTATTTCGATTATAACAAAGAATATCTTTCATTCCCATTAACAAATAAGGTTGAAAGTTTGTATTTGTGTGCATCAACACAGACAGATTATAATTTTACGACTCCTACAGCATCAGCGGATATTTCTGCAAGTCTTACATGGGAGGAGCAGTGATCTATGAATGGCGGAAAAGATGTAAAATTTGGTGACGATAAACGCCAAGTTTCGATTATTCCTAGTAGTGCAGAAAGTCTTTATAATCTTATAAATGGTGAACTTTTAACAGATGAGTTTGGTGAACCATTAATCACTGAAAGTGATACTTTCTTTTTACAAGATGCGAGTAAAAAAAGATCCACTTCTATAGTTTTTGCATCCTCAGGCAATACTAACAGATTGGTAGAGGTTTCTGTTGGATCAACAACAGCAACATACAGTCAAGTTGGTACAAATAATGTAGGAATTGCAACTACTAGCAGTAGATATACTTTAGGTGTTGGTGATCTGGTTATAGGACCTTCTATTCCAGATGCTACTATTATTTCAAGGATTGGTATTGGAAGCATTTTCTTATCAAATTTTACTACAAACATAACGCCAAAAACTGAAGAGATTTTAATTAAACGAAAATATCAAGTCAGAATAAAATCTGACCCTGTTTGGAAAATTGTCGAAGATTTTAAAGAGACTAGTGAAGTAAGTACTACATTATTGGGAATAAATCGTGCAGAGACTCAATTAAGTTTATTCTCAAATGTATCTTCATATGGATTAGATCCAGATGAATTTGAATCTTATAGTTTTAGATCTTCTGCTCCAAGATTTACTTCTTGGGATAATAGAAAAAATGAAATTTATGGGACAAGATATTATAATAGCACCACAGAGGAAATACAAGAATCTGCTATTAAAATTGCTGCTTTTCCAGTTCCATATACTTTCCCATTTGGACCAAAATTTACCAAACTTGGATATTATAATGCCACTTTATATACTAGGTATTTGAATTTTATACAATTAGGTAATGACTTATATGATTATTTCAGTACTGGGCCCGGATCTGGACATCCGCCAGATTGGAAGAATAAATTTTTATCAAAAGAATTTGTTTATCTTCAATCTGGAGATGTTGTTTATGGTGCTGGTATTGATCTTTCTTTTGCAAAAATTGATACATGGACTGATACTTGGAGAGATATAAAAGATTCAGTATTGGTAGATCCTGTGTCTGGCAGAAAGTTTGATTTCCCCAGAGTAGCAGAACTTCTTGGTCCAATATATGATTCTACAAATACAAGACCAGGATACTCTGACAGTGAAACTAGTTTCACCGCATTACAATCGAGAAGAGTATTTCGTTATCAACCAGGAAGAATCAGTGGATTTACATTTGGTTTAAGATCCTCCATCGAACCTGTTAGTGGTATTATCCGAGAATGGGGCATTGCTAATCCAACAGATCAATATGTATTCAGAATTAACGCAGGACAATTTTCAATTATAAGAAGAAGTACAGTACCATTAGAAAAGTCTGTTCTTGAAAGAAATGGACTTACTCTTACTGATCAGTTTTCTGCTGGTAGTGGTGATCCATATGATCCTCAGATATATTCTACAATTGTTATACCAAGTATAAAATTTAATGGGGATCCTTTAGATGCCAATGGAGATTCTGGGTATCTATTAAAACCAGAAAATGTCACCATGTATAAGATTGAATTTGGTTGGTATGGTGCAATTGGTGCTAGATTTTACGCATATATTCCTACTGATAATGGAGATGCAAGATGGGTAGTTCTTCACACACTTGTAATTGAAAACTCTTTAGGAGCACCTTGTCTGCAGGATTCTTATTTTAGATTTAAATATTCCCTTGCAGTTACAAACACTGGAGACCTCAGACTACCACAGTTTCTTTATAAGTATGGTGCCTCTTATTATATTGATGGTGGAGATGAAGGTACTTCTCAAATCTATTCTGCAGCATCTAAACAAAAAAGAATTTTACCAAACAACTATAAAACATTGTTTGGAATTGTTCCAAAATCTTCTTTGGTCAATAGTGAAGGTACGCCAATTATAAACAAAAAATTAATCATACCAACAGAATTAAATTTTTCAACAGATTCTTTGACTGAGGTAAAAGTTGTAACGTGTTCTGCTTGTCCTGGATTTGGTCATGTTTATACTCCGGGTGTAGCAACAACAGAATCTGGTAGATCAGTAGATATTACATTTACTGATGCAAATACAATTTCTGCATCTAGTGGTTCATATTTTTATCAGAGTTATATTGGTGCAAAGTTTATTGCGCCAACTATTTGGAACGCACATGTAGCGAGTGTTAGTGATCCTGTTGGTGTTGCTGGATCTTTCTTAACAGCAACAATTAAGGGTTATATTCCTAGTGGATATGGAAATAGAGATATTGGTGGATCATTAGTTTACGATTCTATATTGGGAATTACAACAACCGTACCAATTAATTCAGCATATCCTTATCCAGTTAGATTAAGTAACTATAATGCATATGCAGCATCAGATTTTCCATTTACAGGATCAACAATTCAAATTCAATTTTTAAATCCATCTCCTTCAGATGATTATAACCATCTGGCAGATTATTTAATTGGAATTACTGATAGACCACCAAATGTTTCTCTTCCAAATACGTTAAATGGTTTCTTTGTTGGTGGAGCATCTACATCTGTACTTCCAGATTCGTCTATTTTATATGGAGATAGAATTCAACAATTAACAGCAGTCAATGAAGATGGTGTTGAAGTTGGAGAAGGTCTTTTTGATGAACCATTAGAAGTAGATCGAAGAATTCCTACAGTATCTGGATCTGGAGGTGGTATATGCTCATTACTTACTATAAATGTAAAGAATCCAACATCTATTACGAATGTAAATGAATTAAATTATCAACCTAACACTGGTTCAACAACTCCAGATCCTCTTGGTAGAAGATGGATTCAAATACAAGGAATTTTTCCAAATATTGAATTCAATGGTGGACAAGTTGTAGTTCAAACTCTAGCAGGTTCTGCAAACATAACAAATTCGTTATATATCGGTGCTCCAGTTAGTTATACCTCTGGTGGAAAAACATTTTCATACCTTCAAATATCTCAAACTCTTGGGGCAGTTGGATCTAACTTTACTATTTTAATAAGACCAATTGAAATAATCGGAGACACTGTAAGTAAATCTAAATTATTCAATTACAACCCATATCCTCTGTACTTAGTTGCAAAACTTAAGGATAATGCGAGCATAAACAACATTTCGATTAAAGAAGTTATTGGAAATTATCAAAGAACTATAACTCCAAAATGGTATGTTACCGCAAATGCATCTATTACTGATGCAGATGGTAATGCAGATATAACTGGTGCTCCACCAACAAACTTTATAGAGATTGGTAGAGCATCATCTGCATTAGTTGATGTTCAAAATGAGCAGAAGTTAAGACCCTACATTGAAAGAGATACACTGTACATTGGTGCAAATACAACTAATACTGTTGATATGAAGAAAGGTTTTGGTGTTGATCGAAGAGTTATAACTCCAGATAATAATAATTTAGAAGCAACGTTTTTAATTGCTAAAAAAATTGATGGTGGATCTTTTGGAACTATTGAATCATCTATTAACTTTAAGGAACAATAATAAATAAAGAAAAGTTATACTTTTACCTGCACCATGAGAGTCGGATAATATGTCACTTCAAAACAAAAGAATTTACGGATTAAACGTATTAAGTTTTCTTTCTGAAGTTGAAGATAAAGATGCAGCATTAAATGCATTAAATCTACCATTGAGTGATTTAGATATTATTAGAGGAACGTCAAATGCAGGTATATCGAGAGGTGATTGGATTTCTCTATCTAGATTGAGTGTCCCTTTTATTAAAACTCTTGATAGATATCGAATTGAGGTAGG